CGCACATTATTCGGACCGTGGGGGCCACTCTGGCTCTGTCAGTTGCTTGCTTCGGTCTTTACAAACAACTCTAGCTCCCTCTAAGTAGTGTCGCACACTTTGGCATTGCCGAGGTAACTATAATGCTGCAGTTTAAAGTCGCCAGCGCGCGACTGTGAAGGCTCTCCAGCTACGAGCCTTCATACTACAACTTCTTGACTAAGTGTAGTAAATATGCAGTGGGTTGTTTAACTGCTTCTAATAATCGAGCCAAGGATCCAATGCTAAAAAGAGCATAAGCTGGTAATATTGTTAGACCCATTCTATTCTTTTTCGTCTTAAGTTGTAAGGCCTTATTATAAGCATCTACTCTAGCATTACGTTCAATCTTTGACAAATTCCTCATTTCTCGATACGACAAAATTGTTCTAAACCCTAACGTGGTTTTCGGGTCTATCCAAGATTGCATCTGTGCCGTGATAGCCTGATTAAATTCACTGAGCGTCAAGTGCTCACTGTCGTAATAACCACCCGTCTTCCATACGCGAGATGGCTCCCTAACCATTATTGTTTTATAACCTGGCCGTTGAAAACCACATTTCGAAAGGAAGTCTATTTTACCAGGGACCACCATCAAATTCTGATAACACAATCCTAAACCATGAACTGTCTGAGGCATATCGGCTGCATACTGGGTATAATAAACGTTCAAATACATCATAAAAGTGTTTAATTTGCTCCGCGGCATGAACAATTTCGTGTCATCTCCTGCTTGGAAGATCATGTAATTATACCCGTACACTAACCCTGCTAGTCGACCAATCTTACGGAGTAATATTATTAACCGACTCGTATTACCGTCTGAAGTTCGAGATGAATGACCAGACACTACAGAGCCGTTAATCACACCTGTTATATTGAAAAATTGTTTTTTCCGTTTATAACTGTGTTCCTTCATGGTTTCTAAAGCACACACAAACGGTATCTCCAAATCTGCACAGGCCTTCTTCAATTGCTTGGTTTGAACGACATTATATCCAAGATCTGCACACGTACGATCAAACATTTTCTCTATCCACACATTATCGGTTTCATCTATGAATTCTCCGTCTATAGTCGAATCGTTCTGGAACCCATCATAGACAACTGGGACAACTTCATCGTTAGGGTCGTCATGCTTAATATTCTTGTCCAATTCTGTAAGAAAGAATTCCATGATTTGTTCAATCTCCTCTGGAGTTCGACCAGTCATTGCAGAAAATCGGAAAGCGGGTAATCTTTTATAACGTTTTCTGATGTTATGCATAACATAACCACAATTCGCTTTCAATTCAGCACTCGGATTAAAAATTAGTCTTTGCTTACAAGAATCGACAGCTTCTTTTAACCCCTCGGTATGGAGGTGAATCTTCTTATACTGACTCTCATCATTCTTTGGGATTGCCCGAAGTGTTTTACTGATCCTTGGACGTTTTTGGAAATTAACAAATCCTCTTGCATAAGAGGCGCGCTTCCTTGGATCAACTAATTCAAGGTACTCTAACTTACTAACGTACTTAAAAGGTTCATGGTGCCGCCCCATCTCATCGTAAAATTCACCATCCCATTTCCAAATATCAGCGAATAATTCATGAGTGACTTCTCTCAATCCACTGATAAAATTAGGATCTCTCAACGTGGGAGGGGAACCATGCCTATTAAACAGAGCTACTAATGTATTTATTATTCTACCATCCGGTCTAACCGGCATAACTCCATTCCATCGTGGATCGAAAAGTTTAACATAATCACCTTTCGGAACTTTAGGTAACTCTCTTTGGGTAATTTTGTTAAGAAACTCATGCCAGCCGACTTGTTGATGACCTACTTTAAATTTCAACTTTCGCAACGTATGCAATGAATAGGGGTCTATTTCATACAACTTCTGTACTCGGTCAGGGTTAGCTGGTACATATGGTTGTAAGCCAACTGCACGCTGATGTATTAACGGAACATCTCGTCGGCAATTAGCTAATCCAAATTCATTAGGGTACGCAGGCAACATCTTCACGAAACCGCCACGTATAACTTGCCGAACTTCAAGTCTCGTAATTATGTATGCTCTTAATTCGTTCGGAGTAAGATCTACGGCAAAAGATAGTACCATACCACTGAATTCGTCTCCACCATATACGGGACACAATCCCTCTAAACACTTGAGCATATCTTCCATACTATCGAATTGAGTGTTTACATTTAGAGACCTTAAGGTTTTAACTAGATCTGGTCTACCGGGTATATCTCGAACCACCAGCCCTGAATGTAAAGATAGATAAGGTATTTTCTTTTCATGCTCCGGCTTAGTAACAAATTTTAAATACTTCAAGACTAATCCTGAGGCCACATCAAACCCAAATTGTTTTGTACCTTGTGGCCAGTCTATTACAACGGTTATTACATCTGATTGAGTGTTATAAAACTCTAAATGTATCCCAAACGTTTTTAAAGTATCACGGACATGCCTAGGAACTAAAACTCCTGACCGGCTACTCATAGCTACTAACTTACACTTTCTATCTCCTAATATAAACACGTCCCGGTGCTTCCAGGTTTGGTATATATACGTGCCCATCAGACTAACTCCAGCTATGAATATCATGTTTGACAATGTACCGTAAATATTATCGTCCATAACCCAAGGATAAGGATCTGCTATATCTTGCTGGAAGAAATCACGCATGTTATGCAATCTGCTACCACTTACTAAAACTTTACCTATCGTGGATGCCCACTCAATAAATATACGCAAGCGTAGTACATGATCTGTTAGCCAAGATCGTCCATTTCTCCAGATTTCTAAAAACCATGGTACGATTAATGAATATCCATACAAGTAGATCCAATAACTTAGAGTAAAGTGGTAGAAAGTCTCAAAAACGTCGCCTAGGGTGTCAAAGATATTGGTATGCCATAAAATCAAAAGACTACACCAGGCGAAAGATAAAAGACTGCGTACGAAAACGAATCCTAAAACCCAATGTGTTACCGATAATAATCCTACACAATAGGAATCAACTCCGCCGCGTATTACACAATCAGGAACTGAGACAAGTCTTTTTATCCCATATCTTTCCCACAAAGTTACAATGGCTAAATGAATACTGCTGTAAAAACTTGTGGAAGCACTTATAAGGAGAGCGTCATATTTCATATTAGCAAGCATGATCATATATGATCGACGCAAACACTCAGTATCTAACGATCCTGGTTTAGCATTAACCAAGACTTCTACATATTGAACCATGTCGCTAAACATACTAACAGGTTCCTCGACTATTCGTTTCACTACATTAGTTCCATGGAACCACAGCTTCATGGCTTCGTGTTGATTAACAGGTAACTGTAAAGGTAAATGATGACCTGACCCTACCAAATCATTAACTAAGTCATTCAATCCACTAGCTGGTAATGCTGATAAAATGCGGTTGTTAGGTAGACCACCGGCTGCAATCCTTGCTTTAACTACACGAACGTGTTCTCCTACAACAGTACGACTTATGACATCTAAACTAAAATGCAAATCAGCTATGTGGTGGGTCTGACACTCATAAGGGATGGGAATCCTATTAATTGACTGAACTTTACCAATCCTAGTGTCTATCAAGCTAGCAAATTCTCTGTCATTACGTATGTGTTGAACAATCGTATACGCTCCATCGAACATCGTATATGTACGCTGTGTTTGTGGCCACTCAAGAAATATAACCTCATTACCATCCTGTATCGAACTCATCTCATAGAGTGAAGGATGGATCCTGATACCACAATCCCCTTTCGGCAACCCTGGACAGAAGTTATAAAAATCATAGCCAATACAAGCGCGCATGCACGTTATCAACAACCCTATAACAGCTTCTACATATGTACACTGACCTTCCTCTTGATTTGAAAACAATGCTGGATTAAGGATGGACAAAGACTTAAAATTAGTTGTTTTTGATAAATGCTGAATAGGGCTAAAATGCTCCCAAGCAATTAATGTGGAAGTCTTATCAGCTTGTGTGGTTCGTAATTCTTCTGACGGGATCTCGTTAGATGATATATGTAATCTCTCTGTATTGGTCTCTATAAGCTGAATACGTTGATCTTCTTGTTGCTTAATCATCTTGATCTCCTCCTTTGTTGCCGGGTCTTGAGCTACATAGTCAGTACGTACGAATTCAAAATGACCTAGCCCATTATCTATACTACCATCTAACCGCAAGTAAACATACTTTCCGTTCGCAGTGTGTGTCCGTTCAGTGTGTTGCTCAAACTCTTTAGAACCGAAAGACTTCGATGTTAGTTTATAATTAAATCGGTATTTCCAAGATAAATAAGGTAATACATCTACAGGAGCTTGGTGAGACCTATCTCGCATAATAGTCATCCAGGTCTTAACAGACTGAGTAAATCGACGATATTCAAATCCTGGTATGCCCCCTCGCTGCAATGCTTGGATTAAACACGGTTGAAATCGGGTATCAGGGTGACGGAACGTAGGTCTATACAACAAGTACCATGCATGGACAAAAGTATGACCGGTTGATGTAGTCATATCTACAATGACTATCTCCCCTTGAGTACCTATTGGTGACATCTTGCGATTAGCCAGAAAGGAGTAAAAATTCTGTTTATTGATGCCCCCATCTTGATTAGTCACTTCCTTAAGCCCTGGGATCTCTTTAGCCGCTCCATTGATAAGATCTGCTAACACACCTTTCTCAAGATCAATAAATGTGTTCTTACTTCCCCAAATCATGTTCAAAGCAAAATAAAGAGCTGATAACGGTTCCAACGATTCATATGTAGGATGAAACATGATATGCATCATAATTGCGAACACACAGCATAGGGTTTGACGCGCTCCCGTGCCAAAGTATAAACCTTCATCAGCAGCAAAAGTCACGATATCAGCCGGTTTCTGTAGATATTTACGGCCTATTGCATCTAAATTATTATGAGCGGATTTACTCTCGCCTCCCCACAATAAATCTTCTGTCTTCAGTTCACCCTCATAGATTACTACTGATTCATTAGTAACAACTCTATACGGAGCTGGTCTAGCTCTGGTTTGTCGTGACTCCTCTCGATCTATAACTGTGGACATAGTTTCTGTTCGAGCCACATAAGATTTCCTAGTTTTATGTCGAACTGGATCTGTCGCTCTAAGTTGGTTCTTAGCTCCGTATTCAATATCGTCTACAAACCCGCGATCTTTTTGAATAACGATACTTCCATTTGTAAAAACATCCACATGCTTAAAATCTTTTAATAATACGAAGTGAGTATGTAAGAAACTCCCTCTAAACTGAGACAGAAATGTACCAGTTGGTGGATACTTCTTCTTCCAAATCTTCAATGTTAATATATCCATCGTCCAATATTTATGTTTAAGGAAGAATAACATCTGAGCTCCGCAATACCCATCTACATGGGGTAATTTCACTGCATTAAGACCTTCTTGAACATCTCTTATCAATTTAACCCATGCTTTCATATCTTGAACTGGGTCATGTTTAGAGTCAAAGCGATCGGGTAACAACTGGGCTAACTTATCTTGACTCAAAAATAATGGTCCTTCAGGTGTGCCTAGATCCACATATTTAACATCTTCAACAAAATTTTTGTGGAATATGATTTTATCCTGATCACCACCCTTCAACAAAACTGTCCTATGTGCTAATAAGCGTTTTATGGTAATCCACGTTTTATCATTGTGTTCTTTATCAAACTTCCGATTAACATAACGTTCAAATTGAGGGTATCTCTTCACAAACATGTTGACATCAGTTGTGCTTAATATCTCTCGATCTATAGTTAGTTCAAAAGTTGTACTACACTCACCATCATATAAAGCTAGTAGAAATGGGATTGGACCTTTAGAACTTGAAATAAACTCGAAATCTGCAAATACCCATTTCATTGGCCAATTAAACTGTAAACAACGTTCAGCTATAGCCATAGCTTTAATGTCGTCTACTAGCTCTTCAGGAGGGGTTCGACGTCCTCCGATTTTATTCATGAAATCATTTCTCCAATTATCTCGGGTGACGCCAATCCTAATACCATTATGTTCATAATATCCTCGAGAGACTTGTATATTAGTACAATGTGGTCCTATATATGGATGCAAAGATAATAGAGCTACGTAATCGCCATAAGTTTGGTTTTCTACTTTAAGGTCCCGTTCCAAATCTGATAATCTAGTCCATGGGACGACCTTAGCTAGTTTACGACAAAGTAACGCTTGCCCCATCAGAAATGTATTATAGTAAACTACTTCTTTCTTGGGCGCTACATGCCTACTTAGGGATAACACCGCGGAGGCATACTCAACCTCTCGATTGACGAATAATGTATCCATCGTATAATATTCTTCCGCTTTCTTGTTATCCCGTATCACATCTTCTGCTCGCTTAATCTGTTCTTCTGTAAAAATGACAGTATTATCCTTGTATTTAACCAAGGTCTTACTATCTGCAGAGCAGTCTATAAGGAATTGATCTAAAAGTGTCAATTCCTGACTTTCACGTTGCAAGCTAAGAGGAGAGTCCACGTGCTTAGATTCCTCCTCTTTTATTAACGATTGGTTACTAAATGTATCCATGGCGGTAGTAAAGTTTACAGGAGCTGTAAAGGTACTAGGGGGTGCGGAATTCGCCTCGTAAACGAGTTTTAACCCCGAAGATCTCTAATAACTGCATACAAGATCTTTATCCCGACGGCCTAGGCGCCTTCTTGGATCTTTAGGACACTATGCCTTGCAGTTATATATTTTGACGAATCACATCAAATCTACTTCTCATTGCCACAATCCATGCTTCAAAGATTCTACGTATAACCCCATCAGGGCGAATCCCCTTATCACGTAGTAAACAATGATACATAAACCCTTTGTAATTCGGAATGGGCCAGCTAACCCACGGCTTTCTCGCCTTACTCCCTTTACTCGGTCCTTGCCCAGGAGCTAGGGCACGACCAGTCCACACTCAAGTGGATGAGAATCTATCCAACACTAAGGGCCGGTGTACATCGCCTCACCGAGGTCGACCACTGCTATAGCACCAAATAGATTCCTGCTAACGATTACCTGATCAAGATTGCGTCTTATCAGGGTGATATCCGTAAGGACCCCATACAAGGTATAAAAC